ATCGATTGCACTAGCTTCAAAGTACTTTTGGAACACTGAGTCTTTTAATTTTACAGGGATCGGGTTTAATTTTAGTGATGAAAGCAGTGCTGCTTTTGATGAAGAAGTAATACTGAATATGTTTAAAGTTGATTACGATGAATCTACATATGAAGATCTAGGGCCATATGAACCTAGACTAAGGTGCTTAGCAGATGTTAGTTTCCCTCAAAATGACCCCGTCCAGCCTGGAGACAATAGATATGAATACGTAGTCCAGCAGGAATTTGAAGGTAATGGGAGTGGTAGCGTCACAGTATTTCCGAGCCCAATGGTTGCCAGGATGTATAACGGTTCCACCGATGACGAAGATAATTTTATTGGATATGGAGCGACTGAAGAGTTCGCTAACAACGCCTATGACTTTTTAGTTCCAGAAATTATTAACCAAGCGGGCGTTTCTGGTAGATTCATAGAAGGAGAAGCCGAAGAGTTCGTATCTTGCAGCTTAAGTTTTGTAGGTGCTTGTGACGAGTCTACAGATGAAGAAGAAGAAGGTGTAGAATATAATTATACAGTAACTGATTTCGATGGTCTTCATTTTGTTATTAAAACGAGAGGGAATTATGACCCTAGTGAGTACGACGATGAATTTACGTATGAAGAAGAAGGACAAGAATACACTGTTAATCAATATAGCACCGTCCAAGGAAGCATCACTTTTACAGATAATTCAGTCGAAGTTACGGCTACTCGTAATACGGTGCAAACAGATACTGGCGACCAATACGATCCATATAATGACACGGTAGTGGCTAACATTAAACTTAAACTTGATTCATTAGGCTTCTACACTTACTAACCCCTTATGCTATAATACCGCTATGACACCAGAAGAATTAGAAGCTCTACGACTTGCCGAGGAAGCAGAAGCCCAACGCCTTGCACGGGAGGCAGCCGCCACTAACCCTATAATGCAGCCCACTGACTTAATTGGTCAGCAGGGTCAACAGGAAGCCCGTGAAGGATCGACCGTTGGGGGATTTGTGAAAAATGCCGCAAAGAAGGGCTTTGACTACCTCTTTGGAAACCCAACCGCAGAGCAAGCTCAAAACATACTAGAAACTCAGCCGACAGACCCAGCTCAACGCGCTAGGCTTCAGGCAATTGCTGCTGGTGAGGGTGGTCCAAGTGATTTATCTCGAGCAGTGACATATTTGTTTGGTAGACCAGAAAACGCAGGAGATCCAAACATTATGGAGGCGCAAGCTCCAGCACCAACTCTAGATACGTCTTTAGCTGAACAAGGTAGCCCTCAAGCTATCTTTGAGGAGCTGAGAGCTAAGGGTCCTTTGAGTCCAGAGCTTATTGCAGCGGGTCAGAAACGGGCTGCGCTTCTGGGTACAACCTTTGATACAGAAACAGGTTTCTCTAGGGATCCATTCCTACAATTCCAACAAGCTCAACAGGCTCAACAAGCCGAGCGGGAAGCCTTAGCTAACCGTCCTGGGTACGGTTATGGTGGTGCAGTCAATGATCAATATCAGAGTGCAGATTTTGATACAATCTCACAGGGAGTATCCGATACGCCAATGACTGGTATGCGACCAATCAATGCAGAAACTGGCGAACCCCTATCGCAGGGAGTTATTGATGCTGCTGCTCGTGCTGGCCTAGAACTACCAATGGGATCAGTACCGCTACCTCAAGCACCAGTAAATTCCGTACCTATGGGACGGGATGCAACTCGTGCTCGTCTTGGTGGTCGTACCCTCAATGAGTATTTAAATGCTCCTGACGGGACTCCTGGTGTCTCTGGTTTACGTACTGACCCACAGGGTCGTATGATTCCTGGTGGATTTGAAACACGTGCTGATGCTTATGGTCAGTACGAGGATGAAGTGTCACAAGCTTACCAACGCCAGTCCGAGCGGATGCAGCAACGAGCTGATCAACGTGACGGAACTGCTGGCCCCCGTACCTACGGTGGTTACACAACATCACAGCTTCGTGGTATGGTCGGCGGAGGAGACAACCTAAGAGCCGCTCAGATGCGAGCAGAGGCTGGACTCAATCCAGTTACAGGCAACCGTGAATCCACTGAAGAACAAAACCAACTTCAAACAGACATATTGAAAGCTCGACTAACTAAATTAAAAGAGCAAGAACCAGACGAGCTATCAAAAGCTGAATCATACGCCGATAGGCTCAAACTACAAGGTGATGCTAGAACAGCAATGATATTCGCCCAGATGGGAATATCGATGGATGACGTATTCGGTCTTGAGGGTACTGGTGCAGGTGGTGGCGGTGGCTCTTTTACGGAGGCACAACAATCCAGTATCTCTAAGGTGATGGCCGCAAACCCTGGGTCCAGCCGCGAACAAATTATTGCTGAAATGAAAAAGCAAGGTAAACTATAATGGCCATTGATCTATCGGTTCTCGACGAAGCCCCATCTAGTATTGACTTGTCAGTTCTTGACGCGCCTAAAAGCGGCATTGATCTATCAGTCCTTGATAATGAACAAAGTGGCATTGATCTGTCAGTTCTTGATGAGGAGGAACCCGGCATCGGGAAGACAGTAGCTGGCCTTGGTGCTGAGGTTGCTGTCGGCGAGGGTGCTAAGTACGCTGGTGCTGCTGCTGGATTTGCCTTAGGTGGACCAGTAGGTGCAGTCATTGGCTATGGTGTTGGTGCATTGACTGGTGGCGTGGGTGGTTCATTACTAGCTCAAGAGATCGAGGGACGTGATGAAGCAAGCTGGGGCCGTGTAGCGGCTGACACAGCCATTAACCTTATCCCCGGTGGTCTAGGCAAGGCTTCCAAGGGAGCACGTCTCCTACCACGTCTAGCGAAGGAAGGAACTAAACGTGCAGCAGGTGGTGCTCTTATATCAACTGCTGGTGCTCAGATCGAGAAGGGTGTCGAGCAGGGTGAGTTACTTACTCCTGATGAACTCGGTAACGCTGTACTCGTCGGTGGTGGTCTAGGTCTAGGTCTAGGTGCTGCTGGTGAGTTAATGAAGAAAGCTTATCCTAGGTTCGGCGGTAAGAGTGGCGAGTACCTCAATGAGGCTTACGATAAGGGTGATCTCGATGCAGCACAAATTGCGGAGACATTGGCTGGTGAGAATCCTGTAGGTATGGGTTCACGGTTTATGCGATCCTTGTACCGGAACGTCATACCATCTAAGCTTGTTGGTAGGAATGCTACAATGGATTTACTCCGAGCTAAGAATGAATCAGAAGCTGCGACCGACCTAGCTGCCAATGTTCGTAATATTATAGATAGTGCGACTAAGAAGGCATCCAAAGCTGAGACCGATGCGCTCAATGACTACGTGGCTGGGAACAGCAATAGTCTGCCGGAATCCTTTACTGGAATTAAAAGCACTCTGGACGATGCTCGTGTCAAGATTGACCAGTACCAGAATACTATCTATGCTCTTTACAAGTCCGGGGACCTGGACCTTGATCCACGGATAGCAGCGAAGATTAAGAAAAGTATTGATTCTAAGAATTACTTTACCCGTGAGTACAGGTTCTATGAGGACAGCAAATATCGTCCATCTGCTAATGTGGAAAACAAGCTTCGGATGGAACTGAAGCAACAGGGGCAAAGTGACGATGAGATAAATCAATTCCTCCAGAATTTACAGGATAGTCGCTCGGACTCCCTCAAGCTGATGAATACCATTGCTGGTAACAAACGTGTATTCAAGAGGAAGAACGAGGATCTTACTGAAACAATGCGTGAGTACCTTGGTGAGTACACAGAATCAGGGGAGAGACTTTTCGGAACAATTTCTCGTCTCGGAAGATTGGCTTCATACGAAGCTGGTAACCGACGTATAGCTGACGATATGTTGAAGGCAAGGATTGGGCAGACCTTTTCGCCAGGTCAAGTTCCTGAGGGCTTTGAGCCACTTGTTGTGCGTGGACGTGCTATGCGATCCGGCGATACACGTGTTCCCCGAAAGGTAAAAGTACCCGTAACGGAGGAGAACCCGACGGGATACGTTCAATCCAGTAAGCTTCAGAAGGGTGATATTATATACGTACCCAAGGAGGCTAATGAAGCACTCAATGAGTTATACGGAAGTGGAGTAGTAAAGGATACTGGACCGTGGCTTGCCCGTGTTGTTGGCGGTGCGCTCAAGACTACAACTGCTGCCGCAAAGTTTGTGCGAGTCCCATTGAATCTAGCTTCTTATCCAGTGCAGCTTGTAGGACAAGCGATGCTAGTTGCTGGACAGGGACTCAACCCAGCGAGAGGATACGGCAAGGGTATGCGTGTAGCTATCAATGAAACTCTACCCCAAAGATTTAAGACGGGTCAGATTTCCTTGCTAGAACTTAACCGACTCAAGGAGTTAGGGCTAGTGGACAAGGGAGTTACAGCATCCGACATCCGCGATGGTTTCAAGAATGGTATTGCACCTAAACTATTTCAACGTTCGATCAACGGTGTGGGCAAAGCCTATAATAGTTTCGATACGGCGCAGCGAATATCCGTGTACGAGAACTACAAGAAGTTCCTTGGTGACATTATACCTGAGGCTGACATCAAGCGTATGGGTACACGTGAGTTTGAACAACTTGCCGGTGATCTTACGAATAATACCTATACGAACTATGACCGAATCAATAAGGGCCTACGTTCTTTATCTCGATACGGCATCCTTAATGAGTTCGGCGCATTTAACTTTGAACTTGTCAGGACCACATTCAATCAAGCAAAACTAGCCAAGCAAATGACCGATGGTACATTCTCTCAGATGTTGCAGGAGAAGTACGGTGTTCAGATGAATGATGATACGTTGCGCAGAATCAAGAATGAAGGGTTCAAGCGTATGGCTGCACTGAGTGCTATTCTCTCGGCTGGATCTACTATACCGATGGTGCTAAACCGGGAGGGTGGCATTGATGAAGATCAGGAGAAAGCAATGCGTGAGACGGTTCTAGCTCCGTGGGAAGAAAATGTAGCACTTCATATCCGTAAGGATGGCGACAAAATTAGAATAGCTAACTTCGGGTATCAGATTCCAACCGCTGAACTATCATCAGTTGTTGGTTCAGCACTACGTGGCGACAACTTTATGGATGCAGCGGGTCGATCAATTGATTCAATGTGGAGTAAGTTCGGTGGTGACCTTACTATCAATATGAAGAATATGGTGGCCGCAATAAACAATATGGATGCCAACGGTCGCCGCATCTCGGACAAGGTTGACGGCCTATCTAAGAACCTTGACCTTGTAAGCTGGTATATGGGTGAGAATTTTACCCCTGGTACTTACTCCGATTTAAAGAAACTAGATGAGCGCACCACAATGGACAATGCCCTTAGGTATACTCTGGGTTATCGCGTTCGCAATCTAGGTATGATAGAGGGTGCTGAGAATAAGTTCCGGGATATGAAGAAAAGTTTTGCTGGTATCAGATCTAAATATTCAGCATCCAGTTACCGTGACAATGATATGTCAGGTGCTTATCAAGAATTGAATAGGACTTACCAATCACAGATGGAGCAGGGCATACGTCACGTAAATAACCTGCGCACACTGGATGCGTCGGAAGAGGCAATCAAGCAAAGTCTAAGGAAAACATTTACTAAGTCAGAGGTTCAAAACCTAATGACTGGTACGGTCCCCGATATGCCTATATCAACTAGTGTTCCTTCCAATCGCATTGATAAGAGAGCACGTTATGTACAGCTAGCTGGCAAGATGCCGGAAGAGATGGCAATGAAGATGCTGCGGGATGACTACGAGGCTGGCAAGCTCAAGCGCAGTGACGTACAGGCCGTCATACGTCGAATGCAAATGCAGCAGTACCCAAGGTAACGAAAAGCCCCGTCCTCCACATAAAAAGGACGGGGCTACCGTAACGAAACAAGGAATCAAATAGGACATAAACCGATCCCGCTGCGGATTACTCCAACAGCTTACCTTGTTATTTCAGTGAGAACAAGGACGCAAACTCACTGATAAGTATTATACACTATGGGTTCTTATATTTAGTAAGTAAATCTTTTAGGTTGCGCTTCTCATCCTGGAGTTCCTTGCGCTGCTCGGTCATACGATCAATGCGGTAGGATAGGAGCCGGGATTCCTGCCGAATCATATCGATCTGGGTCTGGATTCTTTCGATGTTTTCTTCGGTGTCTTGCATACTCTTAACTTGTGCGGAAGCCTTCTCTTTGTCAACAAATAACTCGGGAAAATTTAACCCTTCTAGAGGATAATTTAACTCCTCGTAGCAGAAGGTATCACGAGCAATAGCGGCCTCCTTCTCGTCATCGAAGTAGCCAAGTTCGTACAGCTTCCTGGTCTTGCCCCTACCTAAATTAATTCTAACTCGGCATTTTTTCCTGCCAGCTGGCCAGTGCACTCCCCGATACTGAGAATTACCTGTTATCTTTCGTGATCCCCTAAGATTCTCAGAGCGTGTGACATACCGCAAGTTGGACGGTGCATTATTTGACTTATCCCCATCGATGTGATCAACGTCGTAGTTCCTTGGTCTACTTCCAATGAATGCTCTTGCGATTAACTCGTGAATCTTGAATGATTTAAATCCTACGCTCAGTCTCCGATACCCATTTCCATCATCACAGCCGAATGATCTTCCCTGACTGGAACGTCCGTGACTCTCTACACTGCCATCCGAATAGCAGGTTACTCTTATTCCGTTTACGCTTATATCCTTTGATGTTTCTGTAGCTATCATAGTTCTTGTGTGTTGATGGTATGTGCGCTGCGATTGTATAGGTAACCGGTACGCTTGGTTATTATTTGCACTGCTTCAAAGTCCGTAGTCCAGGGCATCTCACGATCCTCGAACCCGAAGTCGTAGTCATCCCGGATTAGCTTAGATATATTCCAGACATACAGAAGATGTTGGTATCCATTGACATAGATGAAGTCCTTCTTTACTGATTCAGCTATACCGATATTGGTATCAAGCTTTAGCTGCTCAATAATCCAAGGATCATATGCCTTTCGGCGTACCTTGATTTCAACTAAGTAATCAATGCTCTCGTAATCAAAAGGACTGAACTCGTCCTCGGCTTTGATCAGCTTATTCATATTAGGAAAAGCCAACATTATATTTTGTGCTACTTGTTCTTCTGTCATTATCCGAACCTCCCTGTGCAGTGATAGAATTTAAACGTACCTCCGATGTCGCGCTCACCTTCACGGTTCTTAGCTATCTCGTAGGTTAGACGGGTGAAACCTCCACGGGCATCTTTATCCTTAGAGGATTCAACATCTCCGTTTGAGGGATACATAAGCAGAACAACGTCGGCATCATTCTCGATGTCCCCGGAATCCTTTAGGTCATACAATTTAAGTCGGCCATTCTTGGCTCCCTCTCGGTTGACCTGTGCTAGTAGGATAATGGCGATATTGAGATCAATAGCCATCTGCTTAATTTTGTGAGAGATACTGGCGATGCCCTCGGCCTTACCCATCTTGGAAGAGAATGGTATAAGCTGTAAGTAATCAATGACCAGTAGCTTTACGCCGTGCTTGTTAACGAACTGTCGGGTCTGGCTGTATAGATCATCGGCACTCTTGACTGAGTGCGAGGTGTACACGGGCATTGTCTTTAGATCAGAAATAGTCTCGTGAACCCGCTTGACCTGCTCTGGCTGGGCTATGTTGTCCTCCACGCTGCGAAGGTTAACACCTGAGATAACCTGCGTCAGTCTCTTGGTAAGCTGCTTCTGTGGCATCTCCAAGGAGAAGACTCCACAGGCGTGACCATCCTTTGCTACAGCCTGGGATACAATATACAGGGCCAGTGCTGACTTACCACAGGAGGTAGGTGCAGCTACAGTCATTACTTCACCAGCGGCTATGCCCCGATTGCCAAGCTCACTATCCAAGTTATTGGTATGCGTCTTAACAACGTCGGGTACGTAGTCACCTGCTTGCATCCTAGCGATGTCCTCCAGTAGCTCGTCGGCGGACGAACCGATCCCGGATTTATTCTGGCTGAATAAGGGACGTGCAGTAATCTCGGCCTCAAGGGTGCTGCGTATCTCGTCATAGCTAAGAGCCTCGGACTCCACATTCTCGACAGCAATCCGGCAGGACTTCATAATCTCACGAAGCCTTGCCTTCTCTGCTACGATGTTCGCATAGAACTTGGCTGTGAGTTCGCTGTAAACGCCGTCAGCTACCGATAGTATACCTGCTATACCCCCGACCTCGTCAAGCCCTCTGAGGGACTTCAGGTGCTCTGCAATGGACACCTCGTCAATAGGCTTACTCAGTTGAGCAAGTTCACCTATGGCTTGGTACAGTAATTTAAATCTTAGTACGTAAAAATCCTCGGCCTCCAGTAAAGGACGGACCATATCATATACGGATGCGTCACCTGGGAATAGGCAGGATGCTATTAATTTTCTTTCAGCCTCGGCACTATGTGGCTGGTTCGTCGTCAGTAGGTTTATTTCGTTCATTATCAAGTAATTCTACCAGAGAACGAAGGACTTGTCCAAGGGACTTATGAGCTACACGATTCACCTCCGGTAACCTATAACTATCAATTGAATTATAGATGGAGAGAGATACTTCGGCGGCTTCTTTTATTTTAGTCATTTCGTTGCGGTCTATTTTATTATATTGAGTCATAAGAATTACTTGCCCCCTACCGAATTGTAAGGGGCAAGCATCTTAGCACAGGGACTTACTCCGACTCTGCTCTTTCGAGCATCCCTATGGCTATCAACGAGTAGCCAATTAGGTCGCGGAATATGTCCTTGGATTGGTCGCCATTAGTAACTACTTTTAGCTGACCGTCGTTACAGAAAGCCTTCGCTCTCTGGAATTTGTCCTGCATCCGAATGCAAACACCTGTTAAGGGATGAACACCGAACTCGGAGGAAGCATCGAAGTTTGCGAAGGGGTTATCGCAGCTTTCGCCTCCTGTGTAATCCGAGCATTTGTGAGCGGTTAGTTCCAAAATGGAACTGACCTCAGCACGCCGGAATGTTTCCCACCAGATCTTATCGAATGAAGATGAGGACATCCTTAGAATGGGGTGTTGTCATTGGTTGGCGCACTTGCAGCTTTTGGCTCAGATGAGCTACCTGCGGGTGCTGCGTCCACTGGATTCAATGCCAGAGAGAGGAAGTTCGTACCGCTCTTGGCCGTCTTCTTCCAGCCCTTGAGGTAGTACTCCTTACCCTCGACATTAATCTTCCCGCTGTAGTCAGGATGATTTGGTTTTTCTTTACGGTCATTGACGAAGAATGTACCGGAGTTAGTGTTATCGTATTGTGACATAATATGACTTTCGTTATTGGTTATGATTAGGCGACATCTTCATCCAGCTTTACAGCACGGATGGTTGTGTCAGGTTGTTCTAGCTTGACGCTCAAGTGTTTAGCAAGTGCGTCGATTTTCTGATTAAGCAATTGGTTCTGCTTATCCAAGAGGTTATTGTGCAGTTGTGCTGCTTCAAGATTTTCTTTCATCTCCTTGATGATAGTTTCGTAATGGTTGTCAAGCATTTGAATGCTGGAGATGACATCAATGATTTCGTTTCGTAAGTCCATAATATTTGTGCGCAACAGAATGTTTCGCTTAGAATCCTTGTGATTGTTTAGTTGTAGGTTTAGGCAGTTTGCTGCCGTGGTCATTAGTAGCGTCCGGATCTTTGGTATCGTCAATAGCAAAGAGGCCATTCAGTGCATATTTTCTGGCGTAGGATGAAGCACTGCCGGTAATCTGGGCATCGTCCATACCTTTCTTTGTCTCAGCCTCACGAGCGTAGGCATTAACGTGAATCGAGCTATCACTGCTATCCTCTGTGGATGCAATCACGGCAGTTGACTTGACATAGACCCGACCACCGACCTCAACCATTTCATCGGTGATGACTAGGGTACAGGCCCACTCAGCCAGCAATGGCTTAACGGATGTAAGGATGTCCTCGGCGGAGCGGTAGCGGTAACCACCGAACTTATTAGTCTGGCCCTTCGGAGCTTTCAAAGAGGACTGAATCCCCTGGAGTTTCTGATGTATGTTCATTGTATCTGTTTTGGTATTACTCATATTTATTTTTGGTTAGTTTACGGAACAGCTCTTTGCGCTGCTTTTGATTTTTACAAGAAGCAAGATCACCTTCACTTGCCCCTAGGTCTTTTAACTCTGATACTTGTTCGGCTGCTGTCAAGCTATTTGCAAACTTTCTTGTAAGTTGTGTAAGTCCCACGGGATGAAGGACATCCAAGGATTCATTCTCCAGATAAGCAGCCATTGCATCTAAAGTATTTGGCAAATCTTCCTTCTGGCCCTTGCACATCTTGAGATAAAAGTTCTCAACTTTTCCGAGGAGACTGTTGGCCTGGCGAGAGATTACACCTCGGACCATTCCGGTCTGGTGGTCGTGATCCAGCACCCAGTCCTTTGTCTTAATGTCCAAGATGGGACAGGAGATTGGCTTGTTAGCCTCCCGGAACTCCTTGATTTGGTTTTGTGATAAGTAAGTCATAGTTTTTAATACGGAATCAAAGATAGAAATATACGCTGTTTACCCGATATAATTTTTCCTTGAGTTGAGTTATGATTGGTGGATGAAAATGCTCTGCCTATTCTTCCTGCTTGTTTCCAATTCACTTATCGCCTCACCAGCAGCGATCGAGGTCCTGTCCGCCAGTGGCCTTACGCATTCGATTGCCCAAGCTAGGACTATGTATGCCGACATTGGTGACAGCGTATTCTTCAAGCAAGTTGAGCCATCCGAGGGTATGCTGCTGCTTACTGATAATGGAGTCATAAAGTTCAAGCCTGGTTCTGAAAGTAATCGTGTGGTAGTTGCGGTAGTAAAGAATTATTCATAGCGCAT